CGGCGCCACAGGTTGTAGTGCGCCACGATCGCCACCAGACGCTTGAGCGTCTCGGGGGCAGGGTCAGGCAGCGGCGCGGTGGTGGCCGCGCGCACATAGCCCATCACTTCAGCCTCGGCGTCCGCCAGCGCGGCCTGCACCCGAGCGGCGTTGGCTTCGCCGAGGTTTTCGAGGTCGGTGAGCTGCTCCACCGCCTCGGCGCCCAGGCGCGTCTCCAGCTCGGCGCGCGTGAGGATGGGCATGACGCATCACCCCTTCTTGCGAATGGGCTTGGCCGGCGCGGCTTCCGGCTGGGCCTCGCCCTCAGCGGCCGGCGCGGCTTCGGGCTGGGCCTGGGCGATGCCGTCGGCCACCCAGTCCTCGGCCAGCGCCTGCGGGAGCTCGCACTCGACCCCCGCATTGAGCGTCTGACTGCCCAGCTGCACGGTCTGGATGATGCGCACGCGCATGGCCGCCACCATCAGGTGTTGGTCAGACGCACCAGCACCGCGGGCTGGTGGCACAGCGGCAGGCTGTTGCACTGCGTGTGCAGCACGATCCCCCGCCCGCCTTCGCGCTCCCACTGCTTCACGTAGAAGGGCAGGCCCACGGTGTTGACCGTCTCGTTGAAGTCGGCCGGCGCAAAGTAGGTGGCGAAGGTGTCCACCGTGCCCACCGGGAAGGCGTGGCCCTGGTTGGCGGCGATCAGCCGGTTGCCAGAGACCGTGGCGCGGTACTCGACGAAGGTGATGCCGCCGAACGGGAACCCGGCGCGCATGTCCTGCCCGAGCCGCGCCGCGGCCTCGCTGTGGAACTTGTAGGCGTCCTGCACCTTCGGATGCTCCACCAAGGCGCTGTAGAACTCGGGTGAGACCAGCGCGGTCACGCCCGTCATCGTGTCGCCCTTGAGGTTGTCCTCGATCTGGTTGATGACCTGCGCGCACTTGCTCAGCACGCTGGTGGACGCATTGCCCAGCTCGAAGTTCACCGAGACCTGGGTCACGCCGAATGCCTGGAACAGGTCGGCGATCACTGAGCCGTCACCGTTGGTCACCTGCCCCTTGAGCGCGCCCATGCGCTTCCACTCCAGCGTGATGTCGTGCTTGGCGCGCATGCGCTGCAGGCGGCGGGCCACTTCGGAAGCCACCGTGTTCAGGCCCTCGATGCCGAAGCCGCGCACGTCCTGAATGTCGCCCGGCAGGATCGTGTCCTCGTGCACCGTCTGCTTGATCGCAAAGGCCACCGTGCGGCGGTTGATCTTGCTGGCCGTGGTGCCCTCGCCGCCCCACTCGTGCGAGGGCAGCACCGCGAGCGTGCCGGAAGCCTCTTCGATGATCACCGAGCGCGAAGGCACGCCGCGCGTAGGAAAGAGGTTCATCTGGCCGATGCGCCCCCACTGCACGGGGAACGCATTGATGGCCGCCGTCAGCTCGGCATTGGTGAAGTCGTTGATCAGCATGGCGATGGCTCCTTACACCGTCTTGCGCGCCAGGATGCCCAGCGCCTTCAGTTGCGCGATGGCGGCGTCTTTCTGCGCGTTGGTGGGGCTGCCGCCCCACACGAGGTTGTCGCGCTCCACCACGATCGCGTGGCGGGCGACGATCACGCCCGGGCGCGCGGCAGCGGTCGCATCCACAGCGGCCAGCAGCACGCCCACGGCGTTTTGCGTGCCGTCAGAGGCCCCGGGCGTGAACGCGGCGATGTGGCCGGTGGCGGTGATGCGCCCCACCACCTGACCGGCGGCGAGGTTCTGGCCGCTGGCCACGGTCACGTCCTCGCGGCTGTAGCCCTGCGGCGCTTCGTACTTGAGGAACTGGCCCTCGGTGGCTTGCATGGTTGGCATGACGGCCTCTCCTTACGCGGTGATCTGCTTGACGGCGCTCATGAGCGCATCCAGCCGCGCGCGCGCGTCATCCTGCGGCGCCCCGCCCTGGCCGGCCTTGCTCAGGCTGTGCGCCGAGAACAGCGCCGCATCCCGCGCGGGCTTGGCCACCGCCTTGAGGTCGGCTGCGAAGGCGGCGAAAGCCGCATCGCTCATGCCCAGGTAGGGCTGCACGTCCTGCGGCACGTCCCGGCCCACAGCCTCGAACACGGCGGCGAGGTCTGCCTTTCGCCGCTCGATGCGCGCGGCTTCGATCTGCGCTTCCAGCTCCGCAATGCGGGCCTGGAGCGCCTCCACGGTCGGCTTGTCATCACTCATGGGAGCGTTCTCCTTGCGGGGGGTGGGGGCGGCGGCAGCGAAGGCGTGTGCCTCGGTGTGGGGGTCAGCGCCCACCGCCACGAAAGAAACCTCACGCACGACGGCGTTTTCGAAGAGGGCAGCCACCTTGAGCGAGCGGCCGTTGACGGTGACCGGCTCGGTCAGCTCGCGCACATTGGCGTGCATGCCCACCGAAAGCTGAACCGGATGGCCTTCGGCGAACAAGGCCGCGACCTTGCGGCCCGCCTCGGTCGCTTGAGAAATCTCGCCCTCGACGGCCAGGAAGGGCAGGCCTTCGGCATCGGTAGCCTTGAAGATGCGCCCGCGGCCCGCGATGGCGTCGATGCGCTGGTCGTGATCGACCAGGATGGGCAGCGCCTCGCCTTGAGCGTTCTGCAGGCTGGCCAGGTCGATGGCCACATCCCCCATCCAGCCATAGTGCGGGATCACCCCGCCGGAGTAAGCCACGCCGGAGAACCGGCGCGGCGCATCGGGCTGGGACCGGGCGGCAAAGGTGATCGAGAGGGCCTGAGGCTGCATGCGCGCATGGTGGCGATGCGCTCAGGCTGAGGCGGCGGGAACGGGTTCACGCCGGGCGATGGAGCGGCATGCGCAGCCAGTTGCGGCCAGTTGGCGACGTCGCCATAATGGGCGTGTAACTGCCGTGCTTTAAGTGGTCGATACACATTCGAGTGCGCGGCAGGGGCCGGGGGAACGACTCACAACCCGGTCACATGACGCGCTGTGGTCTCTGGTTTGCGATCTGGCATACATGCGGGGGAGGTGCGTTCGAGATGCCAGACAGAAGGACGGCCGCCCCGGCCCCCTTCATCTCTCAAGCCATGACAACGAGGCAGCTCAGCGCGTTTCTTGTCCAACCCGGCAGGGTTGTCGAAGACGTAGGCCGTCTTCCCATCTACCCAATGGCCGCTGCGCTCGCGCTTGAACACCGCCAGCGCATCGATGCGCTGGCGGCCGCGCAGGAATCGACCGAGCAAGTACAGCTCCTGGCTGCTGCCGAGTTCTAGCCGCCAAATCTCCTGCGGGGCCTTGATGAGCGCGGCGATGTAGCCAAGCCAGCGGTCGCGCTCGCGCTTGCCGATCTTCCAGCGGCCATCGAGCGTGCGGAACAGGTCGTCGGAGACGACCACCACGTCACCGCTGAGCAGCGTCACGCGTGCCGTTGCACCGCCGCCGAAGGCCTGCATGAACTCGTCGAGGGCCTCGCGCTCGCGGCCCGGCTGCACGAGGGTCTCGGGCAGGTTGAGCGGCCGCGGTGCGGGCATCTCGCCGCGGCGCTCGATCCATGCCTGCTGCATCAAGGCGAAGTCCCTGACCGGGCCGTCCTTGCACCACAGCGGGGCCGTGATGCGGCCGCGAGCGGCCATCGCGGCGTCGGCCACCTCGCACAGAGCCACCTTTGACTTCAGCGCGTGAGCGTATCCGCTCCACGGATTCGTAGGCTTCGCCCCCCATCCCGGATCGGCCACGCCTTCGGCCGGCGGGTGTTGAGTCACGCCCCCGCGTGCGCGGGCCTGCTCGGCGCTCAGGCTCACCAGTCGGCACCGGCAGCGGTGCCCCAGGGGCGGCGAATGCGTGGCCCAGAACACATCGTCCACCGGCCGGATCACGCCATCGAGCGCCAGATGCGAGGGCCTCACGCGGGCGTCGTTGATGGCGTCGAACATCAGGAACGGGCGCGTGGCCTTCGTCTCCTCGAAGCGCCGCCAGTGCCCGGCGTTGTAGGCCGTCTGCACGGCGTTGCGGTAGATCGTCTCCAGCCGGTGCCGGGGCAGGCCCCAGTCCTGCGTCTTGGCCCACTGCTGGAAGCTGGCCAGCGTGCCGCCCTCGGCGATGTGGCGCGCCAGCGCGTCGGCCGCGGCCTGTACCTGGTCAAGACGCGCCAGGCCGGAGACGGTGAAAGCCTGGGCGCGCTTTTCGGCGCTCAGGCGGTAGAACCCCTCGGGCAGCAGCACGCGCTGGCGTCTGGCCTCGGCGATCTGTACGGACGCCGGGGTGTCGAATGGGATGGTCACAGCCATAGCAGTTCCTCGTCGCGCTTGCGGCGCGTGCGGCGGCGGCGCGCGGTGTCGTAGCCAAAGCCGAAGGTGCCGCCTGGCCACTGG